GGTGACAATTATCAGATTATTGCAGGCAAAAATAACGTAGAAATCAAAGGTTTTTGCAATATTACCATACATGGCGATGCAAATATGCACGTAAAAGGTGATATGTCAACTAGGGTTGACGGTGACTATAACATGATTGTTCAAGGTGATTATAATCTCAGAGCAAAAGGTGAAATGGAATTTCTTGGTGACATGGATATTGCACTCAAAGCAAATGAAAACTTTGGCGGTGCAGTAAGATTATCTGGTGCTTTTTCGCTTGATGTAAACTCTGATATGTATGTAAATGGTTCAATTGTATGTGATTCATTGACAGCAGAAAGTCGTATCAATGCAAACATGGGTGTGTATGCAGGACCATATGGTTTCTGTTCTTCAACTGGTGGTTTGTCACTCGGTTGGCCAACACCAGCAACACCTGTAGCCGTTCCAGGTTGTATTCATGTTATTGGTAGTATTTTTGCACCAATAGGTAGTGTGGTTGCACCATTAGGACTATTTTCTGTTATGCAGGCAATTTGGATGACTGATGTGATAAACGTATCTATGTATAATTCTCATGTACACACGGGCAATCTTGGTGCACCAACACCATTAATTGGCCCACCAATGGTTTAAGAGGTTAATAATGGCAAAAATTGAAAATGCAGAAGGATTTTATGATACATTGGGTTACAACTTTGATGATCCAAATGGTGCAGTAGAAGAATATCCACAAAATACTTTAAATATGTTGGACAAAATGCCTCCATTTATGGATTCTTGGATGGCACAGGATGTTACAAACAATACTGTTGGAGGTTATTTTAAAAATCCTTGTTCAACCAATACATCAACAATTATAAACACAGCAAATAATATTTACTATTGGGCCAATGGTTGTTCTGGATTAGAAACTGTAGCCAATGTGTCTTATGCTTTGTTGCAGACATCAACAAACTTTTTGGCACATACAAATAGAATTTCTGGTGTAACTGCATGGGATCCAAATGATACGGTAAATCCTTATTATAGACCTGCAGTTAATTATTCAAAACAACTTGTATACATTTCAAATCAAACTGATGACATTACTAATACTTCGGTTATGATGGGTTCTTTTACTAGTGTTTTAGTTGGACCACAGGTTGGTGCTAACGCAGTTTCTTTTGCACCATATTCAAGTACGGTGCAAAATTCTGTATCGGTTAGTACTGATGAATTTGGTTCTACAAGTAAAAGTTCAAACCTTTCATCTTCCATAAAAACCACTCTTAACACATTAATGACAAATATCAATACCTTTTTGTCAACCAGACAAACCCACGATATTACTTATTACACAAATGTTAAAACTACAGTAGACAAAGTACAGAATGTCATTCAATTCAAAGATATAGGTAACTCAGAATCTGCTTTATTGAAGAATTATGTAGGATCTGATAAACTACTTGATAGGATAGGGTAATAAATAACAGATGGCAACCGAAATAATATATTCCGATATAGATTTTACTTTTACCAAAAAACCGGTAACCAAAGATATTGCTTTAAGTTATAACGAAAAAGCAGTTCTTAGGTCTATTCGCAATTTATTGTCTACCAGAAAATTTGAAAGACCTTTTAATCCTGACCTAGGATCCAATCTTGACGCACTCTTATTTGAGTTGATATCACCTTTGACTGGTATAGCTTTAGAAAAAGAATGTAGATCAATGTTGGAAAAATATGAACCTAGAGCAATCATAAAAAGTTTACACGTAAACCCACAACCAGATAAAAACGCATATTCATTGAGCTTGTCATTCTACATGGAAAATTCAACAACACCTATAGAAGTGCAACTTATTTTAGAGAGAAATAGATAAAATGGCTGGCGCAAACTCAGAAATGAAAATAACAGAATTAGATTTTGATACGATAAAACAAAATCTAAAAACTTATTTAAAATCTCAAAACGTATTAAATGACTATAACTATGAAGGTTCTGCACTTGCAACATTAATTGACATATTGGCGTATAATACACAATACAATGCTTATTATTTAAATATGGTTGCAAATGAGATGTTTTTAGATACAGCTACTCAAAGAGCATCAGTTGTTTCTCATGCAAAACTTTTAAATTATTCTCCACAATCTTATACTGCACCAACAGCCAAAGTAAATATTCAATTTAATAATGTGGTAGAAGGTTCATTAACATTACCAAAATTTACCAATTTTATTTCTGAAGCTGTTAACAGTATCAACTATAACTTTGTAACGGTTGATGAAACTACAGTAAACACTTCAAATAATATCGCTTTATTTTCAAATGTAACATTAAAACAAGGTATACCAGCTCGTTTGACATACGTTGTTAATTTGTCAACAAATCCAAAACTTCTTTTTAGTATACCAGAAGTAACGGTAGACACATCATCAATTTCTGTTATCGTACAAAAATCATCAATCGATAACACTTCTGATACTTACACACTTGCAACAAACCATCTAACATTAGAAGATACAAGTAAAGTATTTTTCTTGCAAGAAAGTATTGATGGAAAATACGAAATTCAATTTGGCGATGGAGTATTAGGTAAAAAATTAGATAATGGAAACATTGTATACATTTCATACATTGTTACAAGAGGTACATCATCCAGAGGTGCAAATAATTTTACTATAACACAAAGTGTGAGTGGTTACGGCAACCCAACAATAACACCTTTACAAAAAGCTTCTTTTGGATCTAACAGAGAAAGTGTAGATTCTATTAAATTTCAGGCACCAAAAGCATACGCAGCTCAAGGCCGTGCAGTTACAAAAAATGATTACATGACAGTTATTCAACAAAATAAATTTAATATACCAATTCAAGCTGTTTCTGTTTGGGGTGGTGAAGAAAATAATCCACCTCGTTACGGTCAAGTCTTAATTGCAATCAAACCACAAGGTGCGTACAATTTGACAGACTATGAAAAACAAGTTATACTTGAAGATGTTATTAAACCAATTTCTGTGGTAACAGTAACACCAGAATTGGTAGAAGTTGATTATGTTTATTTAATTCTAAAGAGTGACATTCTGTACGATCAAAACAAAACAACATTGACTGCTGCACAAATTAAAACTTTAGTTAGACAAGGTATCATCACTTTCTGTAACGCAAATTTAAATACATTCAATTCAACATTTATTCTTTCAGATTTAATAACATATGTTAAAGGATTAAATGCTTCTATTGTTGCAGTTGATTTTGATCTTTATCTACAAAAGAGACTTATACCAACATTTAATAAAAACTTAGATTATATTATTAATTTTGGTAATCAATTGGAAAAAGGATTTGGTGAGAAAAGAGTAACAATTACACCGTCTTTTTCACAATATGATGCAAAAGTTAACTTCTATCCTGCTGTTTATTTTGAAGAATCTGATACTAACCACGGAACACTACAAACATATTACTTTGAGAATGGTGTAAAAAATATGTTGGTTAGTTCAACAGCAGATACAAATGCTGGTGTAGTTGATTATTCTTCTGGTACAGTAACACTCAAAAATTTTGCACCAACTGCATTGGCTAGTACTGACGGCATGATGCGTATTGTTGCATATCCAGCAAAAAGAATCGTTTCCTCCACATATAATAGAATCATAACATTGGATGAATTAGATCCATATGCAATTACAGTTACAGTAACAACAAAATAATGCTGGCTAATAACAAAACATCTTTATTAATACCATATCAACTACCCGATTTTATTCGTGGTAGTGAAGATTATACCAATTTTGTTTTATTCTTAAAATCCTACTATGAGTGGATGGAAGAAAATCGTGGAGTTTTGTACGATTCAAAAAGTATATCTGAATATTGGGATATAGATACAACGATTTCTGAATTTTTAGAGTATTTTAAAAATGATTTCTTGTCTTTTTTTCCAAAAGATGCTTTGGTTGATGAAAGACGATTAATCAAGATTGCAAAAGAATTATACCAATCTAAAGGTATACCAGCATCATTTCAATTTTTATTCAGAGTTCTTTACAATTCTGATGTCAATTTATACAATACAAAAGATTACATTCTTAAAGCATCTGATGGTAAATGGGTTGCCACTCGTTCAATTCGAGTATCAAACACTTCACCAGTTTGGACACAAACAATAGGATATAGAGTTTTTGGTGAAACGTCTAAAGCATATGCAACTGTTCAAAATGTTATAACAAGTGATAGAGAAACTAAAATTGTTTTATCTAATATTGAAAGAACATTTGAAGCAGGTGAATATGTAAAAATTGTTGATGTTCATGGTAGAATTCATTCATTTAACAATTATACACCTAGAGCTCGTATTATTGGATCAGTTGCAACAGTAAAATTAAATAAAAGAAGTCGTGGTGTTTCATATGATGTTGGTGATCCTGTGGTGTTTTATGGTGGTTTGGACCCAACAGTTGACCCACCTGTTGCAGCTAATGCTTATATTTCAAAAGTAACAAGTGCAACAATTAAAGGTACAACACCAATTTATCCTGGACACGGTTATCGTGCAGGTTCATTTACAGAAATCAATCTACTTTCTCCACCTGGAACAGGATTTGGTGCAAAAAGTATATTGACAAAGTTAAATGATGAACCTTTGATTGTATATTATGTTCCAGAAGATCAAATACAATCTAAAGCTAACACATATCTCGGTAACACCACATTTAGTTGGGGTGCAAATCCAATTGGAAATAGTGTTTATAATTTTGCAAACAATGAATTTGCAAATGCCAATACTGTAATTGCAGAAGCATTAACTTTCCCCGTTTTAACTACTTACGGTATTGAAGAAACAACTATCACTTCTGCTGGTACAGGATATGACGGCACAACAATTGCATCCGCAACAGGATTCTATGCAACAGAATCAGGTTCAAGATCAGCTTTGCCAACTATAGGTATTCTCCCACCAATTATTATTATAGATGGAGGAGAAAATTATATTGTTGGTGATCAAATAAGATTTGTAGGAGGTTCAGGATATGGTGCATACGCAAATGTTACAGCGGTTCAACCAGAAACAGGTGCTATAACTGAAATTACCTATGTTGATGATCCAGCTGGTCGTGCAATTTATCCATTAGGCGGCATGGGTTATAATAAATTTTTACCAGATATAGAAGTTAGTAGTAATACTGGAGGTGGTTCAGTTTTAACTGTCAGACAGTTGGTTGGTGGTGATGCAGAATTTGCTGTTACTGGTTCTCCTTATGGTGAAATTTTAGAAGTAACAATAACAAATCCTGGTTTAAATTATGTTGAAACTCCTGAAGTTTCTCTTAGAGTACAAGATTTATTAATTACAAATATTAATGTTATGCCGCAAAGTGGCGATATAATTTATCAAGGAAATACATTTACAAATCTATACTTTAGAGCGAACGTAGATTCAATTTCTACTTATACAGCAAATGCAAACACTATGTTGGCTGTATATAATTTAAGAACATATGATTATGATGGTATTTTAAATAGTGCAAATAATTTTTCAATATGGCGTGGTGGTGAAGATGTTTCAACACAGGTCAGACTTGCAAATACCATAACAGATACAAAATTTACAAACGGCAGAAAAATATATGGTAATGGAAATGCAAAGGCCGATGCAGTATTCTTAGAAGGTATCAACCTTGATGAAGGCCAATACTCAAATCAAGACGGATTTCCATCTTCGTATTCCGTATTGCAAAATAAAATATACAATGAATACACCTATATGCTTCAAGTTGAAGAAGCTTTGGCCAAATATAAAGAAAAAGTTCTCGGTTTCTTACATCCTTCTGGTTTAAATTATTCGACCTATAACATTTTAAGAAATTCAAATAGTTATAGTATGACGGTACAACAATCGGACTATAGAGTAAATGCATTAAGTACCTTAATTGGTACCAGTTCGTATGTTGCAGATTTGGCAAATGGAAGTTCCAACACCATTGTTTTCACAAATATTGGTGCGGCCAATGTACGAAATTCAATATATTTAACTTCTAATAGTTATGTGACACTCTATAATAGAAGAAATGAAATTTTGTATTCTAAAATTAGATCTGCAACTGCAAATACTATAACTATACAAGATAATTGGACAACTATTGTACCAAATGTTGCAACCGCTAATGTAATCTCTGGTTCAGACTACATAAATATTACCAACTTAACCGAGGCATGGAATATCGCAACAGGAAATGGAGTAATATTCTTTAGTGATTTCATGCATCCTTATGATTTTGTTTCACTTGATGGTGGTAATACATATAAAACCATAACTTCTGTTGATCAACCACAGTATGTTTTGGGTGAATTAATACCTCCATTAAGAATTCGTGTAAATTCTGCATATGCAAACAATTTAACAACCAGCTTGACATTTAAACAAAACGTTATGTCAAGTAACATTTGGATAAGTTCTCTAAACACTTAATAAGTAAAAATTATGGCAAATGTCGTTAAAGGATTACTAACAACTTACGCTTCGACAGCACAGGTCGAATCAGGTTATTTCTTCGTTGTTTCTGGTTCAGGTTATTCACCAAAACACGATACCAGTTCTTATATGTTTATTGGTAGCGTAGATCCTTGGTTGGATGATACTGATCCACCAGCACCAACACAAAATCAGGTTGTAGTCAAAGGTATTCTAAAGAATATGATTGCAGCTAAACTCATCACATCTTCAAATATGTGTCCAGTAGTTGAAAGAATTGATTGGACGACAGGAACAGTCTATGACTATTACAAAGATTATGAAGATATGTTTGCTAGAGATGAGTATAAAAAATTAATTCAAAAATTTTATGTTAGAAATCGTTTTGATCAAATTTTTAAATGTCTTTATAATAATAACGATGGAAATTCAACAGTAGAACCAATTCTACAACCTGGAACAACACAACCAGGACAAACACTAATTCTTGCAGATGGTTACAAATGGATATATGTAACCACAATTGACAAAGGATTGAAGAAAAACTTTTTTGATGACACATGGATGCCATTAACCGTAGGTCAAGCCAGAGCAGATTCTACAAGACCAGCCGGTTTGGGTGAGATTAATGCTATTAATGTTGTCACCAGAGGCAACAATTATACTAATGGAACAGATTCTACTGTAGTAACAATAACTGGTGACGGCCAAGGTGCAAAAGCATATGCAAATGTATACAACCGTCAAGTCCAAGACATTATTGTTACTGAAACCGGAAACAATTACACTTATGCAACAGCAACAATAACAGTACCCGCTGGTTATCCTGGTGCAAACGCAACAGCAATTCCTATAATTTCTCCAGTCGGTGGCCATGGTTCAGATCCAATTTCGGAATTAGGATGTGACCGATTGATGATTTCGGTTGAACTGAATGGTACGGAAGGTGAAAAAATACCAACAGACATCTCTTTTAGACAGGTTGGAATTGTTGTAAACCCTCAATTAAAAACAGGTAGTATTCCTACTGGAACAATATATAATACAACAGATTTGTGTTATGTAACCTTTGGAGCAGGAAACTATAGTGTGGGTGAACAAGTATATCAAGGTGCTAACCTATATCAAGCATCATTTATAGGAAAAGTTTGTTCTTGGGACTCATCAAACAATATATTACATCTAATAAATACACAAGGTACACATACATTGGGTGAAGCAATTATTGGTGCAACTTCTGGTACCACAAGAGTATCCGTTCAATATGATCCAACCGAAATTGCGATAGGCTCCGGATATCTAATGTATGTCGAAAATAGAAGTCCTGTGCAAAGATCACCAAATGGTAATGAACAACTCAGACTCGTTTTAAGTTTTTAAGGTAGATAAATGAAAAATTACAATGTAGAACCTTACTATGACGATTACGATCCTAATAAAAACTATCATAGGATTCTATTCAAACCTGGTGTTGCAGTTCAAGCAAGAGAGTTAACACAATCTCAAACGATTCTTCAGAATCAAATCTCAAAGTTTGCTTCTGCAATTTATTCACAAAATACACCCGTTACTGGTGGTAAAATTACCACAAACCTTATTTGTGAATATATCAAGTTAAATCAATTCATTGAAGGTTCTTCTATTGTTTTAGACCAGTTCTTAGGTAAAACAATTACTGATGACACCGGAACCGTTTCTGCAAAAGTTATTGCATATGCTGAAGCCACAGGAAATGCTATAACTCCTGGTGATCCACCAACTCTTATTGTATCATATACATCTGGTGGAAAATTCTCTGATGCAATGAATGTTCGAATCAACTCTGGTGGTTTATCTGTTACCGCACCTTTAGCAACCACAATTGGAGTTGCTGGTGGAGTTACATCTATTGGTAGATCTTCTGTTGCATCTATCTCAGAAGGTGTCTTTTATGTTGTTAATGGATATAACGATGTCGAAAATGCTGATGGTACAACCTCAAAATATCAAATTGGTAATTTTGTAAATGTACAACCACAGACAATTATTCTAGAAAAATACGACAATACACCATCATATCGTGTTGGTTTATTAATTGTTGAAAATACAATTACAAGTTCAGATGACATATCTTTACTAGATCCAGCATCAGGTTACTCAAATTATCAAGCACCAGGTGCAGACCGTTATCAAATTAACTTAGAATTAACTGCAATTGAATTAACACCTGGCAACGATGATAACTTTATTGAATTAATGCGTATTGAAGATGGTAAAATTCTAAAGCAAACCGATTCTACTGTTTACTCTGCAATCGATGATTATTTTGCAAAGCGTGATTATGAATCAAATGGTGATTATGTTGTTGAAGATTTTAAACTTATACCAGAACCAAATGAAGATGGTGATGGTTCAAAATACGACTTAACTATTAGCAAAGGTATTGCTTATGTTCGTGGTTATCGTATTGAAAATCAATCTCAATTAAGACTTGTCGGTGACCGTGCAAGAGATACAAAACTAGTAGACCCAGCTTCCATTTTTATTAATTATGGAAGTTATTTTATTGTCGATAATGCAAACAATTTATTTAATTCAACACAAATGGAATATGTTGATCTGCATTGTGTTGAAGCAGATTTGGTTAATGAAACAAATCAAGCAGGATATAATTCTACATTAATTGGTAAAGCATTAATTCGTTCATTTGATTTTGTATCTGGAACAGGTTCTAATACTGCAAATTATACATTTAATGCTCATGTTTGTGATGTTAATCTTTATACTTTGACTGGAGTTGCAAACACAGCAACTACCACAACATTGCAAATTTTAGATGCAACAAGCAAATTTTCTACATCAAATAATGCTTATATTGGTGTTAAGTTAGTTATTACTGGTGGAACAAACTCTGGCGACTTTAGATATGTTACAGATTATAATGGTTCAACAAAAACATTTACTGTAGATACTGAATGGAATATTACACCAGATAACACAAGCACATTTGCATTAGACTTTCAAACAAAAGATGTCGAATCTCTAACACAAGTTAACACAAGCAATTGGGATCTAACTTCGTGGGCAAATATAAGTCCAGATGGTAAGATAGAAGGTACAGGTGATACTGTATTTGAAGCACCAGAAGCACCAGAATTAATTTTCAAAGTTGGTTATGATTACACAGCCAACGTAAATGATTCGTCCTACTATTCTACACAGATATTCAGAAATGTTGGTTTCTCCCCTGTAAGTAATACATTTACAATTAATACAATTTCTCCAATACAGTTTCATGGTTCATTAAACACACCAATTTATGGTGACACATTTAAACAATTGTTTACTGTTGTCAACCGTTCAACTGGAGAAATTCTACCATTCAACACAACTGCAAATAGTGTTACATTAACATCTTCAACTAGTGCAGTCTTCACATCTGCTGCATTTGCAAATATCACTTATGGTATTGATGTTTATGCATCTGTATTTGTTTCTAACGGAAACAATACTAACCTTATATTAAAGAATAAAGACTTAATTCAAGGTAACACAACTCACGCTGGTTCTGCATTTACTACAGTTGTTGCAAATACTTTAGTTGATTTAGAAAGCGCACAAATATTAATTAAAAATGAAGGCATCACAACAACTCCAATGAGTTTGTATGTCAATGATGTTAAGAAAATTAAAGCAATTTTAGATGTTGGTTCTGCAACACCAAACAATGCAATATCTCTTGCAAATTATACAGATATTACAACATCATTCTTGTTGGATAATGGACAAAGAGATAACTTCTATGACCATTCAACACTAAAAATGCAACCCGGTGTTACAAAACCAAAAGGCAACATTCTTGTTATTTTTGATTATTATCAACACTCTGGCGGCGATGGATACTTTAGCGTTAATTCATATTTAAGTTCTGCATTACCAGAAACTTATCCAGAAATTCCAAGATATGTTGCAAAGAATGGTATCATCTACAATCTGAGAGATTGTTTAGACTTTAGACCATGCCGTTCAAATCTACAAACTGGTTATGTTTGGGAGTACAAAACAATAACCAATTCAAATAACGTTAACATTAAGGGTACATTAATACCTAATGCACTAACAAATTATTTGTGTAATTATTCTTATTATCTTGGTAGAAAAGACAAACTTGTTCTAACAAAAGATAGTAAATTCTTGTTAATAAGAGGAACACCTTCTCTCAATCCTTTATTGCCTGCTGAACCAGATGGTGCATTGGTTCTTGCAAACATTACATATGATCCATATACTGCATATGTTCCAAATGAAGGACCAAATTATATTCCAGGACAAGGTCGTTTTGGTGTTGTTTTAAGAACATCTCCTTCAAATATTTCCATCAATAAGATTCTTCATAAACGTTGGGCAAAAGAAGATATTACAAGATTACAGAATCAAGTTGATAATCTTGAATACTATACATCATTAAATCTGTTAGAATCAAATGCACAAGCACTACAGATTCCAGATGAAAATGGATTAAATCGTTTCAAAAACGGTATTCTTGTTGATGACTTCTCATCTTTTGGTACAGCAGACAGTACAGCCAAAAACTTCTCTGCAAACATCAATATCCGCAAGAAGCAGATGACCGCATTAAATTATGTTGACAAGTTTGCATTGCAAGATCCTTCTACAATAAATTCATTTGGTACAATAAAGAAAACAAACACATATACTGCACATAGCATGGCAGGTGGTCGTACCAACGTATATACTTTACCATATACACAGAGAAGCCTAGTAAAGCAACAATTAGCAAGTGGTGCAATTAGTTGTAACCCATTTGATGTTGCTTTATATGAAGGTGTTATGACACTTAACCCACCAATGGACAATTGGGTTAATACCAATCAACCACCACAAATTACAATTGCAAATCCAAATATGCAATTTGAACAACAATATGGTGGTATTAATTTATTAAATGCTGGTGATTGGCAATCAGTTATAGGTACAACAGCATCCGTAAATGAAACTAAAAAGGCCATCGAAGATTCTTATGTAAAACAAACACAAGGACTAATGGCTGCTGATGCATCTTCCTCAGCGGCAGAAGGTCTTGCACAGAACAAAGGTTATATAACAAATAACGCAGTTCTTCCACACATACAACCACAAGAAATTATTGTTCGTGCAAAAGGCATGAAGATTAATACTCCAGTTTCTTGTTGGTTTGATGGATATAATGTAGATTCTTACATGACATTGCCAAATACAATTGAATTAATCAATGTGACAGGCAAATTCTTTGAAGATGATATTGTTGGTGTTTATGATGACAATGCAGATCAATTCTTCCCAATTTGTCGTGTAGCTGGTGTTTACAAATATCCAAATGGAACAAGTGTTCGTTTGTATGTTGGAGAAATTGTAAATCCACCAGAGTATGTAACATCTGACATTCTAATCAACGCAACTTTTGATATTGCTGGAAATTACATTAGTTCTTCTGCAAGAGGAACAATTGTATTTGAGAATGGAAGTTTCACAAGTACACATAATTCAGGAACAGTAGCTGGTGTTGGTGGAACATTTACTTCATCCGTTTCTGCTGTTGCTCAAAACATATTTAAAACAGCCAATCTAAACGGAAAACCAAC